TCAACGATTTGGCCTTGAATTGATGTGCTTCATTACCAAGAACAAATTCAAATTGTTCAAAATAATCTTTATCGTTTTTGTAGATTGATTGCCATGTAGTAATGGTAAGAAACATGTTTGTGTGTTGCTCTTTACCAGAATATTGGCGATGACAATATTGTTCAGAATCGTAACCATAGTCTGCAAAGTCTTTATACATCTGTTCAACTAAAGATGTAGTAGGCACAATCAACAGGCCTTCTTTGTTTTCTAGTTGTAAGTGTCTTAGTATCAAGTATATGATTAAAGACTTACCAGATGCAGTAGGAGACAGTAGAAGAATTCGTTTGTTGCGAATTGCATGTACGAATGACTTCAGTTGATAGTCTCTTACTTCAAGTGGTATATTTAGTGTTGAGATGAATTGTTCTGCCTCAACAACAGAATAGTTTTCTGTGCAGTTAACATCGGCATCAATCTCTAATTTATAATCCCGTTCTTTACAGAATGTTTCAATGTAAGAAACAAGACCATGATAGATGGTAAAGTTTCTTAGATCAGCTAAACGTATGCGCCCATCCCATACCCGTGACTTGTATGCAGGAGTAAATTGATAACCAGGAACATAAAAAGTGAAGTAGTCACTCAGCTCTTGTGCAACATTACGTTCACACTCAAACTGAATATATGCTTCATTTTTTTTATGTAAAATTAAATCAGACACCTTGAATAAATCTTTCCCATTGGATAAAATCTCTCAGTTGGAAAGTTCTGCTGTTTAATTCTTTTAATATACTTGAACAAACTTCCACAATTTCATCATGCACTATTTTTTGAACAATATGTTTGTTGATATCGTCATCACTCTCTAAGTATGTGGTGATTTCGGATTTAAGTACAAATGGAAATGGCTCCCATCCATGTTTTTCAAGCTGGTCTTTGTCTAACTTACCTGTGTAGTATTCCCATTTCAACTTCTTCATTTTGTTGTATTTGAATTCCGACTCTTTCGAAAGCAAACGATGCCTTGAAAGTATATTCAAATACTTACTGTGAAGTTGAGGTATGTTGATAAGTGCTTTGCCGGGTTCTGTTCTATCAATAATAGAATCGGTCCGCCACATTTCCAATAAATCGTCAAGTTGTTTCATAAAATAAAAATCCTCCTGTTTAAGAAGGATACACTAAAAAGGTTTACCTGTCAAGCCTGTTTAGAATAATTTTTCAATATCATAGTAACTATACCTAAGTGTGGCATCGGCACTCATTGTGGTATCAGGGCTATCGGTAGCACTTAAAATAAATGCCGATACCGTTGTTGGGAAACAATCATAAAATTTGAATCTGTAATATGGTGTATTTGAAGAAGACAGTACAGTTATCGATGCATCAGAATATTGTGGTTTAGGTTTTACATTACCACCTGCAATTCTATTTAATTGCCCTAAACTTTTATACTCTGCAAAGTCAAATGGGAAAGTCATTGCCCGAATCCAATCATGCATTTCTTTCCATGCAGTTAACTCTTCATCAATTAAAAAAGTAACATTTAATATATCATAGATGGCTTTTTCACCAGGAAGATACACATCCACAAATGGATTATTTTGAGGAACTTCTGATAATGCAATACCAGGAATACTTACTGATTGACAGAAGTATTGTATACTTGGAGCCCTTGAAAAATTCAATGTGAATTTATTAGGCTGAAGTATATTAGGATTTGTTGGATTTCTGTTTAGTGCGCTCATACTCTTATTTATAACCAAAAAAAGAGGCACCGAAGTGCCTCTCTTAAATACCCTCTTAACGGGGTTTTTTACATAATATTTTTGACTTTGAACGCACGATAGTAGTTGTTAGTCAAAACGGTGTTAGCGCCAAGACCTTGTGTGGTGCCTTGTGCAAACGGATTTGCAACCATACCGTAACGAGTTTTGAAACCAATTTTTGGTTGGAAGGTAGTTGTATCAACTGCACGAACCATTTGTAGAGGAACATAAGGGCAGTAGAACAAACCAGCATCATACGCATTTGTACCTTTGTAGCCAACAACTGCGAACTCAGAAGTTCCTGTTGCAGTAAAATATGGATCAATGTAAACTTTTACACGACCAAACAATGTACCAGCAAAAGTGCTACCTGTGTCATCAACTGTCAAACTAACTTGACTTTGCAATGCAGAGTTGTAATCAAGCAATCCAGACATTGCTAATGCAGATGCGACATCTGAAGAGCAAATCAAGATGTTGCCTTTACCTCTACGAGTTGCTTTTGCAATTGCGTTAGCTTCTCTTTCGATTTGGAAAGCAAGACCTTTAACTTTTTCAACCATCCAACGACCATTAGAGTCGGTGTCAAGGTCGAATGTACCAGCAGTTGTAGTGCCGATTTGTGCGCCTGTTACAGCAGTGCCGTAGATTGTACGAACAACTTCACGGTTAATTTCTGCAAGAATCTCAGAAGAAAGAATGTTGCTTAATTCTGTTTCTGCGTCAAGACCATGAACTGCTTTCAAATCTTGTGCAAGTTCCATTGAGTACTCGGCCTTCAATGCGCGAGTGTTAGCAGTAACGGTAACTTTCTCAATTGAGAAACCCATTTCACGGAAAGGATTATCTTCACCGTTAGCGGTAGAGTAACCAAGAACTGCAGCTGCGTTACCAACGAATGTGTTAGCTGCAGCAGCACCGATTGCCAATGCAGTTTGAGCGGTACCAATACCAGAGAAACCTGTGTTAGCTTCGTTGTAGAATGCTTCTGTACCAGTTTGTGTCAAATAGCTTGAGCGCATTGCAAAGATCAAGCCTGTTGGACCTGTCATTGGTTGTACACCGCAGATATCATATGCAATCAAATTAGGTAGTGAACGGCGAACCAAACTGATTAAGATTGGATCGAAACCTGCAACAGGACCAGTAGCAGTAGCACCACCAGAAAAACCACCGTTACCGGCAGAGTTTGTTGGTGCAGTTTCAGTCATCATTCCTGTTTTTTGCATTTCAGTTGCTTGGTTTTCCAAGATAACTGCTGTTACTGCTTTTCTATAAGGGTCAGTAATTTTTGGAAGGTCTGGATGATCCAGTACACCTTCCCATTTTTTTTGTAATGATTCGGACAAATACATTAGTTTATCTCCTAGAGTTTAATTAAAATTTTGTTTTAGAAATTGCTTGAGAGACAGCAGCAACGAATGGGTCATGAATGACTTTCTTTGCTTCTTCTTCTTCAAACTGTTCGTTCAGTTGTTCTCCTGAAGCCTTTTTAGTGCTAGAGGGAAAGTAGTTTTCACGGATAGTATCAAGCTTGTTTTTGTATTCGTCCTCTGTGGAGAATTCTACACCCTCTGCGAGTGATTTGATTTTTTCAGCCTGAGTATCAGTGAGTCCTTCAGTAACGTCACGAGCAATTTCATTCTTGCGTGATTCTACCAATGCCTTAGCATATGATACACCACGTTCTATTTCTTCATTGAGTTTGCTTTCGAGTTCTTCAACTTTGCCAGCAAGTTCATCAACGAGGTCAACTTTTTCTGCAGGCACATCAATGTAGTGCTCTGCAAATAGATTACGCAAACCGCCAATGAAGTCTTCAGTCAATTCTGCACGAAGACCAGTTTCAATTGCGATTTCGTTTTCTTCCATCCATTGTTCAACAACATATGAAAGATAGTCATCTACTTTTTCTGTTAGGTCTGACTTGACAGCTTCAATGGCTTCTTCAAGCATACCTGCGTATTGAGTTTCGATTTCTTCTTCAATTTGTGATACACGGTCATTAACACGAGCTTCAAAAATTGTAGAAACTTTACCTTTGAATTCTTCTGAGATGGTATCGTCATCTGAAAAAAGAGCATCAATGTCTTCTTTCATCTTTTCCTTCATCTTCATTTTCTTCATCATTGCTTTATCTTGAGCTGCATCATCATGCATCATTTCATCAATGATTTCTTCTTCAACTTCTTTATCTTCCATCTTAGCAGAAGCAGCAGATGGCTTTGTTGTTGGCGCAACGGCAGACTTAGCACCTTTTCCTGCATGGATTTTGTTGCTATCGTCATCTGGTTTAGAATTTTGTGGTGTTGGTCCACCCAAATCCTCAACCTCGCTGCCTGGCATTTTTTCCATCGGCACACCGTTTTTACCCTTGCTTCCTGCAAGAATATCTGCAGCTGCTTCCATTAGTTTGTTGTTCGACATTAGGAATCTCCTTTTGATTTCTTATTTATAAAATTATAGTTTTCTGATGTAATTCTCAAACAATTTAAGAGCAACCGCTTCTATTTGCTTAGGAGTTGCTCTTGTTATTTGTTTTTTAGCGTTATCAAAATCTGCTTCTACGAAGCGTCCTTCAACAAACATCCATTCTTTGTTTTCCATGATACCGTTAACAAATGCGCCTGGAGCAGACGGGTCTGCCACAATATCAGCCGCCGTTGCCAATCTTAGATCATCTTGAACAAGGTTATATCCTTCTTTTGTGGTAACAACAGAACCTAGTGCTCTTGAGGAAACACCTAAGTTTACTCCGTTATCAATGAAATTTTTAACGATTTGACCATAGGGTGTATCAAGAACCAGAGCTTTACCATGAAATGTATTTCCATCTTCTTTGAGTGAAACAATTTTATGTGATACTCTTTCTAAGTTTAGTGTTGGTGTGTCAGGATGCCCTAGTTCACCTAATGCACGATTTGTTTTGATGTATTCTTCATCATAGCGTCTAACTTCATTACGCAAAGTTTTCATTTCGTACATACGATTGTTTTTATTAACGGTATCACCAACTAAAAAAGTACCTTCAATATAGAGGTTCTTTTTACCGTTTTCTGAAGTTTCTGTTAAGTATTTAACAGACTCAATGTGTTCTCTGATAAGTTTCATATTAGTATCCGCCTGGTGCAGTTGTATATGTTGCTTCTTTTGTGAGTTCTAGTACCACAAAACCACCCGTATTAATTACCACAGTAATAGGTTGAGTGCTGTTATTTGCGATGGTAGTATTCAAATCATCAAATATAATAGTACCTGAATTATGCAAAGTAAGAACTGGTACACTATTGCGAGTAATTTGGATACTGCCGTTTGTTGACCATGCAACTTTACGGATACTTGCAGCAGTAATAGTTTCATTAGCACCAGTTGATAAGTTTGCTAATGCAATGGTTGTTGTACCGGCATCAATAACTCTAGCTATTGATGCTGAACGAAGTGTGTTAATATATTCGAATGCCATTTTATTTTAATCCTATTGATAACCGTCTACGCATACTCATTTTTCTTTTCATTAGTGAGCGGCGCAGTTTAGCTCTTCTAGTTGTTTTCCATGATCTTTTTAATAATCTTGCTTTTCTTAATCTTACTGTGGCAGGTATACGTTTAACGGTATTACCTGAAATTCTATAACCTTTAATACCAGATCGTCTAGTATTCTTTTGAACAACAATACGACCTTTTGCATTTCTTCTAATTCTTCGGCGAATCTTTTTAATACGCCCCATCTTAATTATGTTTGGATTTCTTTTTGGTACAGCCTCATCCAAAACTTCAATAAAAATATCTTCTGCTACATAACGCTTTGCTTCTGCCAGACGTTTTGCAACTATCTCATTTAGATGAGCAAATAACTTTTCTTTTGCCTCATCTAACTTGTTCTCTATTAACGATGTAACAAAACTCATTTTGCACGCTTAAAAGCAAAGTCAGCCGCCTTCATAAAGTGTTCTGGTGACTTATGCACCATATCAGCAAACTTTTTCTTATTATCATCATTCAATGCATTATGAACTTGTGTTATCGCCGATGCAGTATAGTGATCAACCTTACGAGTATGACCAGATCCAAACTTAACAGATTGTGCCGATTTATTGCTCACTATTTTATTTAGTTGATCCATTACCGCTTCTTCCAATTCAACTTCTTCAGCTTGAATTGCTGTGCCTGCTGGAGTATCGTATGGTACAGAAAAGAATTTGTTAATTTGTTTGTTATAATACAATGCAATTTTTGTTCCATCGGGATACAAACGAATAGCTTTTCTCTTTAGCAATAAAACATAAGGAGGTGTTGGACCTGGATTTTGTGCTTCATCTAATTGATGTGATTCAAT